AAAAGACGTGCAAGACAATGGCAGCAATAGCTAATTTAATCATAGATCAAGGCGCTAATTTTAGTTCAGATGTAACCGTAAAGGACGCAAACGGCAACCCATTTGACTTAACTGGATATACAACAGAAGCAAAGATGGCAAAAGGATATGCGTCAACAAGAACAAGAACATCTTTGACTTCAGTTATCGGATCAGACGCTACTTCGGGAATAGTTGCTTTGTCTATGACGGCTGCTCAGACAAGTGCTTTAGACGCAGAAAGATATGTCTATGATGTAGAGATTACACAAACCTCTACTGGTACGGTAACTAGAGTAATTGAGGGGTTAATTACGGTTAGACCCAATGTAACTACATAATAAAAGTATTATAAATATAACAAAAGAGAGAGTTTTATGGCAAGTATTACAGCAAAGATTAATGCTTCTACTGGAAGCGGACCCAAAAAAGTTTCAGTAACCCTGCCTTCTGGTACTTCACTTCAAAATAGTTCTCTCTCATTAAAATTATTAGGTGATGTTGATGTTACAAGTCTAAATGATGGTGCATTATTACAATACAGAGCCAGCGATGGTAAGTTCGTTAGTAGAAACGAAATAGTTACTACAACTGGAACTTTAACATTTAACGGCGGAACATTTTAGAGAGTAATATATGGCAACGGTAATACAGATAAAAAGAAGTCCAGCAACTTCAGCACCTTCAACACTTAAACTAGGTGAATTAGCATACACATACGGAACAGGTACCCAAGGTAATCTTGGAGATAGAATTTTTATAGGTGAAGGTGGCGTTGATAGTAATGGTGACGCAAACAATGTATCAGTAATTGGAGGTCAATATTTTACTGATATGTTAGACCACGTACACGGTACGCTAACAGGAAATTCAGCACTTACAGCAGACTCTAACTTAGCAATAGATACAATAAATGTAGGTAACTCACTTACAAACGGTGGTGAAGTTAGATTTAATGAAGGTACTAATAATGGTACTAAATTTATAGGATTAAAAGCTCCTAATTCAGTTACACAATCAAAAACTTTTGTTTTACCTGATGGTGACGGTACTGCTGGTCAGTTCTTAAAAACTGATGGATCAGGAAATTTAGATTTTACAACCGTTAATCAATTTATTAATTTAGCAGGTGACACAGGTACAGACCAATATAACACTTCAGAAACATTAACATTTGCTGGTGGACCAGGTTTAGATACAGATGTTACCGATAACAATGTAGAAATTCAGGCAAACTCTTTAACAAATGCTAACTTATCTGGTACTGCTGGAATTACAAATGCTAATTTAGCAAATCCTCAAGTATTAATAGGTGGTCAAACAATAGTTTTAGGTGCAACTGCTACAACAGATATTGATGGACTAACTTCTTTAGTTGTAGATGATATTACAATTAATGGTCAAACAATTTCTACTACAGCCGCTAACAAAGATATTACTTTAACACCTCACGGTACAGGTACAATAGTTGTACCATCAGGTTATGAAGACAGAGCAGGATTTACAGATAATTCACTTGCAAACAAAATGTATGTTGACCAAGTTGCACAAGGTTTAGATACTAAACCATCTTGTAAACTTGCAACAACGACTAACTTAACAGCAACTTATTCAAATGGTTCTGCTGGTGTTGGTGCAACACTAACTAATTCAGGCACACAGGCAACATTAACAATTGACTCAACTGCTGCTAATTTAGATGATAGAGTTTTAGTTAAAGACCAAACAACTCGTACACAAAACGGTATCTATGTAGTAACTAATGTAGGTGGTGCTTCTTCTAATTGGGTATTAACAAGAGCAACTCCTGAAGATCAACCGTCTGAATTATCAGGTGGCGCTTTCGTATTTGTTGAAGAAGGTGTTTTAAATGCTAACAATGGTTATACATTTACGCATACAGGTCAACCAACATTTGGAACAACTAATTTAGATGTATCTCAATTTTCTGGTGCAGGTCAAATTACTGCTGGTGCCGCTATGTCAAAAGACGGTAATCAATTAGATGTTGAAGTTGACGATTCTTCTATTGAAGTAAGTTCAGACGCATTAAGAGTCAAGGCATTAGGTATACAAGATTCTATGATTGCAAACAGCACAATAACAACTAGTAAATTAGCAAACCCTACAATATTTTTTAAAGATGAAACTTCAACGCAAGGTCAAGTTGCTTTAGAAGGAACTTTGCAGTTTCTTGCTGGTGAAGGAATTAATACTATTGCAAGTGCTGACACAATTAAAATAGAAGGTGAAGACGCTTCAACTACAAACAAAGGTGTTGCTTCTTTTACTTCAGACAATTTTCAAGTAACTTCAGGTGAAGTAGAAATCGTAACCGTTGACGGAGGAAACTTCTAGTGTCAACGGTAATAAAACCTAAAAGATCCGAAACACCAAATCAAATTCCAGGTGCTTCTGCTTTAGCAGTACACGAATTGGCAATGAATGTTACCGATGGTAAGTTATATACTAAAACATCTGGTAATGTTGTAAAAGAAATTGGTGGTGCAGGTGCTGTAACTTTAGAATCAGTTACAAACTCTGGTAATGTATCTCCTACTGATATTGTATTAAACGGTGCAAATTTAGTTTTTGAAGGTTATCAGGAGAACGCATACGAAACAACAATAACGGTTGCAGAACCTACAGGAGATAGAACAATAACTTTTCCAGACGCAAGTGGAGATGTAGCAATGTTAGGTGATTCATTAGCGTTTTCAATAGTATTCGGTAGTTAATTATGGCAAGTACATTTAAAAATGCAGGAATATCAGTTCCAGTTGTAGATACATCCGCAGGCAACTTATTTGCCGCTGGTGCAAGTTCAACTGCTGTAATTCACGCATTATATATTTCAAATAAAAGTACAACTGCTAGTGCTACCGTAGATGTAAAAGTTACAACTGATGGTGGTTCAACTTTTTATCATATAGGTAAAGGTTTAGAAGTTCCACCAAATAATACATTAACTTTAGACAAACCAGTTAATTTAGAGAACAACGATATTGTTAGAGTAGTTGCTGACGCTAATCCTGATTCGTCTTCAGTAGATGTTGAGGCATACGCAAGTATCCTTGAATTAACATAGGAATATAAATAGAAAAAAATGGCATATTTAGTAAATCACACACCTGCTGCTTCTACAAAACAGAAATCTTTTAACGGTATAAGACGAACAAAAGATGGTATGTTATACTTAACTTCAGTAAATCCTAACAAGGGTAATGAAACTATTGAAGTATCAAAATTTTATGAAGATGGTAAGTCTGATTTCGTAGGTAGAGATGAAACAGACTATGTTGATGAAAGACTAGAAATGATAGATGTTAACTATTTCACAACAGATGGTTCAGCATACGAGTTTACTATATCAGTTCCTGTCTTAAATGAGTCAAGGATTGCAGTATTTTTAGACGGTGTTCAACAAACACCATTTTCAGACTTTACATTAGTTAATAATACCGTAGTAACTTTTACTCTAATTCCTAGAACAGGATTGAGTATAGTTGTTGGTACGGTTAAGAAAAGATATTTTAATAATGATAGTGATAGATTTCAACAAATTAATTATTCCTCAAATCCGACAACAACTTTTCTTATAAATAATACTAGTGGAGATTTAGTAAAAAGAGTAAACGCAGGAGTAGTCAGAAACGCAGAAGGTTCAGACGATTTTGATACTTTTGAGGACACAACGGCAGTTTCTACAACTACATCATATCAAAGTGCAGTATAGAAATGAATAATTAGGGAAACAAATGGCAGATTTTAAACTAGGACGACTTAAATTTAAATGGAGAGGTGATTGGACAACTAGTACAGGCTATGTTATTGACGATATAGTTAAGTACGGTGGTAATTCATACGTTTGTATAGCAAACCATACATCACCAAATAACGAAAATTTATTTTACACAACTCCTGCAACATACACAACAAATTGGCAACTACACGGTGAATCATTTTACTTTAAAGGTGCCTATGCAAATTCAACTTGGTACAAATTAAACGACCTAGTATCTTATGGTGGTAAACAATACCGAGTTACAACTGCTCACACATCTTCAAGTGCAGTATTAAATCAAGCAAACTTTGAACAATATTCAGACGGTATCACTTTTAGAGGTGATTACACTTCAGACACACAATACAGATTAAACGACCTAGTTAAGTATGGTGGAAGAACATACAGAGTCACATCTGAACACACATCTGCTTCAGGTGGAGATATTAATATAGATTTAGCAAACTTTTCACTTTATAGTGAAGGTTTAGCATATAGAGGTGATTGGGCTGCAACAACATATTACAGATTAGATGATGTTGTAAAATTTGGTTCTTACCAATACAGATGTACAACTGCTCACACTTCAGGTGCAACAACAGATGATTTCGCACAGGCAAACTTTGCCATTTATTCTGAAGGATTACAATTTGAAGATTCATACAACGCAAGTACGGTTTACTCAAAAGGTGATGTCGTAACTCACGGTGGATATTCTTATGTGTATATTGCTGATGAAGAGGCGTCAGGACAAACGCCTGCTGACAATGCTACTTGGGATGTAGTAACTACTGGTTTCAATGCAACTGGTGTTTATGTACACGGAACAACATACAAAACTGGAGATACGGTTCAGTATGGTGGTAATTCTTATGTCTGTATTTTAGACGCAACTAATCAAAGACCTGCTCAATCAGATGGTGGAGTTAACGCAACTTATTGGAAACAAGTAGTTGGTGGATTTAACTGGAGAGGTACTTATGACGCCGCTACAACATACAATATTGGTGATGTTGTTAGATATTCTTCAAACTCATATGTACAATTAAAAGATCAACAAACAAATGTTCAACCTGGTTCAGACGCAACCGTTTGGACAATTCTTGCTCAAGGAGATACTGCTGCTGTATTAACTACAAGAGGAGATTTATTATTTGAAAGTTCAGGTGGTGTATCTAGGTTACCTATTGGTATGCCAGGTTCAGTTTTAGCAAGTGATGGATTAGATGTTAAATGGTCAGATATTTCTGGTAAAAATATTTTATATGTTGCTCCTACAGGAGATGACAACAACCCAGGAACAGAATCATTACCTTACAGATCAGTACAGGCCGCTTGTACAAAAGCAAAAGAGGCATCCATAACTGAAGTAAATAATGTTAACGGTGGTACTGGTGGTACTGCTAATGTTTACAATAACATAAGAGCAGTTGCATATAAAGAATTAACGGTTTCAGCAGTTCCAACTGCTACAAGTTTTGAAGTTACATTAGGAACATCAACTTACACTCACACTTATGTTAGTGGTGGTGAAGTTTTAAAAACAGATGACACATCATTAACGGTTACAAACGCACCTTACAATAATTCAACAGGTGTTTTAACAATTACAACTTCAGGTGCTCACGGATTATCTATTAGTGATACCGTAAGAGTAAGAGGTTTAGATTACACTTGTGCTATTGGTGCAAAAACTTATCCTGAAACTGGTGAAGATTCTTACTTTAGAATTGACACAACAGGTGCTCTTGCAGTTTCAGTACAAAACGGTACTGCTCATCACAATGTTGGAGATAAATTAAGAATAGACGGATCACTTATTGGTGGCGCTACTACATTAACAATGGATGTTAAATCTATTGCAAGTGATGTAATTAAAGTTGCAAATGGTGAATACAAAGAAGTATTACCTTTAAGAGTTAGACCTAGAGTATCAATCATAGGTGAATCTTTAAGAAACTGCCGAGTATCTCCTACAACAGGTTCTGGTACTCAAATTAAAACCGTTAAAATTACAAATAACTTTTCAGGTGCTGCTGCTGGCGAATACAAATATGTACACCCTTATAAAATAGAAAAATCATTATCAGTTGCAAGTGTTCCAGATTCAGTAACTTTCACGGTAGATTTAGGGACTTCAGATTTAACACACATCTATAAAAGAGGTGGATTAGTTACAAACGCTGCTTATGGTGAATTAGACGTATCAAATGCTGTTTACGATAACTCAACAGGTGTTTGTACAATTACAACTACATCAACTCACGGTTTTTCTGTTAGTGATGTATGTAAAGTATCAGGTTTACAATATACAACAACAGACGGAGATAAAATTCTTCCAGAAGTTGGTAATGACGCTGTATTTAGCGTATTAGTAGATGGCGGTCAAGCAGTAGAAGTTATTACTTGGAACGGTGGTAATGGATTTAGTGTTGGCGATGTAGTTACACTTAAAGGTGCTGACATTGGTAATTCAGGTGATTTAACATTAACGGTAGGTTCTTTAGAAGATAACAATGCTTGTAACTTGTTCTTATTAAATGACGCAACAAACATAAGAAACTTCACATTTACAGGATTAACTGGTACAAAACGTGCTGGTGGATTATACGAAGTTACGGTAACAAGTGCTAATTCATTTACAATACCAACTTCAACTTCCGAATACGATCATAGTTATGTTAAAGGTGGAAATGTTATTAAAGAAGGTGATGAAGGAACAAATATTGGTGTTGCAAGTATATCATATGCTTATGCAACTGGAGAATTAACGGTTAATACAAGTACAAACCACGGATTATCAACAAGTGATTACATCACATTAGGAAGAGCAAGATTTAATGTAACAGATGTTGGAGAGTTTACAATACCTAAAGGTGTTGAAATGGCAGGTGTTATGACACTAGACCCTAGTGGTAATATTAAAACTGCTTCTCCATACATTCAAAACTGCACATCAGCAAATACTGGTGCTTGTGGTATGCAAGTTGATGGTAACTTACACAAGAAAACTCACGCTTCATCTAACAAATCAATTCTAGGAAATGACTTTACTCAAATCAATAGTGATGGTATGGGTATTCATATATTAGGAAATGGTCGTTGTGAGGCAGTATCAGTATTCGTTTATTATGCTGAAAAAGCAATTTTATGTGAATCAGGTGGATTTATTAGAGGTCTAAACTGCTCACACGCATACGGAGAGAAGGCTTGTGTTGCTAACGGTACAGACGAAGACGAAACACCAGTAAATATTCAAACTAGAGGTTTAATGTTGAAATACAATGCTGCTGCTTTCATAGGTGGTGCAACGGTTTCAGATTTAGAAAGTTCAATTGCTACACAAGGTTCGGGTACTGCTACGGTAACTGGTGATACTTCAGGTGCAACTGCTACAATGTTTAGATTTAATACATCTTTACAATATTTACATATAGAAAATATTACAGGTAACTTCCAAAACGCTGAAACGGTTACAATTACAAAAGAAGATACAACTACATTCCAAGTTACACTTGATAGTTCTTTTGGTTCACCTGCTCAACAAGGTCAAAGAGGACCATTACTTGCTGTTAAATCAGGTACAACTACTTTAAATGCAACAGGAATTATTAAATTGGCTGCAAATATTAGAATTGCAGGAGATACAAAATATTATAGAGTTGGGTTAGTTTCTGAAGAAAATACAACTGCTGGAACTGCTGTAATCAGATTAACTGAAGATATAATAACTTTAAAAGCAAAAGATGAAAGTTTATCTTCAGATGTTACAACAGGTTATTCAAACATTCGTTTAACAGGCCACGATTTCTTAAATATTGGTACTGGAGATTTTATTACTACAAACTATCCGAATACACCTACACAGGCTGCCGACCAAGATGATGAGGTAACTGAAGAAGATGGTGGTAGAGTATATTGGGTATCAACCGACCAACAAGGGGACTTTAGAGTTGGAGATTTATTTAAGATTGAACAGGCAACTGGTTCTGCTACTCTTAACGCAGACGCCTTTAACCTTTCAGGATTAAGTGAATTAAAACTTGGTTCTATCGGTGCAGAATTAGGTGCTGCTATTAACGAATTTAGTACAGATATGACTTTGGGTGGAAACTCAAACAATGCTGTACCAACAGAAAACGCTGTATTAGGATATATGACAAGAGACCAGGCAGGAACTGGTGCTTGGGTTCCACCAACAGGAACAACTTCACAAAGACCTATCGGTGGTGCGTTATATACTGGTGCGATTAGATACAATACATCTCTAGTTGCTTGGGAAGGTTATAACGGATCAAGTTGGACAGGTCTAGGTGGTGGTACACCATATGTAGAAGTTGTCGGTGATGGTTCTACAATAACCGTTGCAGAAAGTAATCAAAGATTTTTAGTTAATACTGCTGCTCATCCTACTACAATACAATTACCTGGTAGTCCATTAGTTGGAGACGCAGTTACATTTTTAGATTTAAATGGAACATTCCAAACAAACAATTTAACGGTTGATAGAAACGGAAACGAAATTATGAACCTTGCAGAAAATATGTCTGCTACAATTAATCACGCTGCCTTTACATTAGTTTATACTGGTGCAATAAACGGTTGGAAATTATTAGAGGTTGCTTAATAGGATATAAATAAAGATATGAGTACATTAACACAATTTACGGTAACAGGAAAAGAAAAAGACGACTTTTACGGTTTTAATATTACAGGTCAAACTAACCAAGTAATAAACAGAGTCGTAACTAAAAATATATCAGGCGAAAACGCTAATCAACATTTGTATGAATATTCTTTATCATCTGCTTATGACGCTTCAACTCTTTCTTTTACAGGTGCAAAATCTTTAGTAAGAATACCAAATGCTGAAGTAGAAACAGATGGTTACTACAACGCTTACGGTAGAAGTTTCTTTACTGCCTCACAAAAAGGAAAATCTACAATAGAAGGTATTTGTTTTAATAATAATGGAACAAAAGCATATGCTGTTGATAGTTTCCACGCAAGAGTTATGCAATATACTTTATCATCAGCATTTGATGTATCTACTTTAACTTTTGAAAAAGAATTAAACATTAAAATAAAAGGTACAAATCCAGTTGCAATTACATTTAACAATGACGGTACTAAAATGTTTATTGTTGAAACTGGTGGTAATGTTGAACAAGGTATTACTGCTGGAAAAGTTAACGAATATAATTTAAGTTCAGCATATGATATTGCAACAGCAACTTATTCACAAAATTTAGATGTATCTGCTCAGGATGCTAATATGAAAGATTTATATTTCAATGATGTTGCTAGAGGTGCAGTTAACCCAGGAGAATTATTATTTTTAGTTGGTGATGATGGTAATGATGTAAACGAATATCTTTTAACAACTGCTTACGATTTATCTACTGCTTCATTTGTTGACTCTTATGGAACAGGTGCTGAAGATACTAGTCCAAGATCAATTGTTTTTGATAATGATGGTGATAAATTATTTGTAATTGGTGCAGATAACAATAAAGTTGCTCAATATCCATTAGTAACTGGTTTTGATATTTCAACTACTCAAGCAGTAACTTCACAAACAGATTTAAGAACAAACAATATTCAACCTAAAGGGGCGTCATTTAATAACGATGGAACAAAATTATTCGTAGTCGGTGTTGGCGGATCTTTAGTAATTGATAATGGTGATGACGAACAACCAATCACACACGAAGTTAGAACAAGAAATACAATGAAAATGTATGAAGGATTTACATATGTTTTTGACGTATCTGACAATAACTTAAAAGATTCAGACTTTAAATTTTCTACTACTGAAGGTGGTACTACAAATGGCGGTACTGAATATACAACAAACGTAACTACTTCAGGAACAATAGGTAATACAGGTGCTACGGTTACTATTCAAGTACCAAAGAAAGCTGTTAGTCTAAATCCAGGTAGTGCAGTTGCTGAGTTGTTTTACTACGAATCTGGCTTTACTGCAACTGGTGGACAAATCTACACACCAGAATGGAAACACGAATTGCAACTAACAAAAACTGATGGTGCAGACGATATAGAAACTCGTTTTGAAACTAAAGAACAAGAGGATATCTTCAAAAATAGTTTCTTTATGAGGGCTGGTCTGACTTTTAGTGTTGATAACGGAGATTTAAAAGTAGAATTAAATTAAAATTTTTTATAATTGAGATATAAACGATTATAAATATAAATAGAAATAAGGAAACATAGAATTATGGCAACAATAAATTTAGGAAGAATTAAACCAGTATTCCAAGGGGCTTATAATGCTTCTACTGCTTACGTAGTTGACGACATTGTAACTTTTGGTGGTGAATCATTCATCTGTATTTTAGCTTCAACTGGTAATGCTACTTCAAACGCAACTTATTGGTCAAAAATTGCTAAAAAAGGTGATGATGTAACTCAATTAACAACTCACGGAGATTTCTTATTTAGAGATGCTAGTGGTGTTCAAAGACTCGCTGCTGGTACAAGTGGTCAAGTATTAGTAACAAAAGGTGCTAGTGCTGATCCAGAATGGGCAAGTGCAACAGGAATAACTTGGGATTATAGAAACTCATCATTCACTGCTGTTTCAGGTGGTGCTTACATTTGTAATACTGCTGAAGTTGGTGCGTTTACGGTAACTTTACCTGCTAGTCCATCTGATAACGATTATGTATTAATTGCTGATGGTTACGGTTCATTCAATGGTGCAAATCTAACGATTGCAGGAAACGGTAATAATATTGCAGGAGAAGCTGCTGATCTAATAGCTGATAGTAACTATGCAACTTTAAGATTAACATTTAAAACAACTCCAGATGTAACTTCATCTTACATTGGTTGGGTATTTGTATAATAAATGCAAGTATCTAAAGATATAAATATAACAAAGAAATTTAGAGGAATATAAAAAATGGCAACTTTATCTAACTTACTAGGTGGCGGTTCTGCTGGTGCAATAGACCACAGAAAAGAAGGATTGCCACTATTCGGTCTATTCGGAACTTCTGGAGACCAAAACGATCATATGACATACAGAATCTTTGATTCTGGTTTCAAAATTGTGGGCTCACCTTGGGGTGCAGTTTGTAACTCAACAACTAACTACCGTTTCGGTATATTAGGGGATGCTTCTTTTGCATACTCAAAAGATGACTTTGGTACTTCAATAGGTCACCAAAACTTATCTTCAGAAGGTTGGAGTGATTATGCACGATACTGGAAGTCAGTTTATCAATGCGATCAATATCCTCACGCTCAATATTACACTTCATCTAGGGATGGATTTTATACTTTCCATAGTTTTCATAGTTATGATACTAACTTTGAATATGATACTGGTTGGACAAAAATTAACCACGTATTACCAGAAGGTATTAGACCAAGAAGAATATTCTGTAATAGAAGAAACTCTTTAAGAGAAATAAACGTAGGAAACCACTCTTGTGCTGCTTTTGACCATTACGATTATACTTCTCACAAATTAGATAACACAGATACTTACGCAATCGGAACTGGTTATAACGAGAAAAACAAAATGCTTGTTATGGTTCACTCACAAGACGAAAGTTCCTCAACTGCTAAAACAATTCACGTTTTCGAATCAAGTAAATGTTTGAACCACGTTAAGAAAATTAAAGATTACTTTGATAACTTAACTTCAACAGAATACTTTACTGGTACTTGGACAACTAACAACAATAGAGATATGACCGTTTGTGTTGGTAATAACAAATGGGTTGGTTTTGGACATAAAAACGGTAACTCAATGAGATATGCTGCTTTTGATTGTACTAACGGTACTTCTTTAGGAACAACTGACACTGCTAGAATATATGTTGGTTGGCAAGATTTCCAAGGTTCAACAACTACATCTTACGGTGCAAACGAAGGTTCTCAATACTACACTAAATTTAATACAACTTGGGATGGTACTTGGGGAATGATTTATTCTCCTTATTACTACTACGGTTGTGGATTAAATGCTTTCTGTATGAGTTTAGAGAATCCTAGAAAATTCATAAGTGTAAACAACACTAAATCAGATAGATCAAATCCTTGGCTTGCTTGGGGAAGAACAGGTTTCCACGGTGGGTGGTCAGAAAATACAGACGACCAACAATGGAGAACATATAGTTTTGCATTTGATCCGACAGATTCAGATCATACACAAGATACAACGGTTTATTACGGTAGTACCGATAACAATGATGTTATTAGAGATGATAACAATTTAAGAGGTACAACAATTACTCAAAAAACTGGTAACTACTCAACAGAAAATAGTAGAACAGGACTACACGGTGGTTCTCATACTACTTGCTATCCAGCAATGATGCAGATAGACTGGTGGGGTCAATACGGTAATAATAGTTCTTCATATGGTGGTGTTGGTCACTCAGGAACAGACGCATAATAACGATTAATTAGGAGAAACAAAACAATGGCAACATATTATTTTAAAGTAGGAACAGGTGAACCATTTACTGACAAAACGGATGCTGGCGATGACGCAGTAGCAAAAGGACACGCAGTAAAGGCTACGAATGCTCCTGATAATACAGAATCTTGGAGAATGACTTATAATTTCTCTACAAATTCTGTTGATGTTTACGAGGCTGCAATGAACAACGAAGACGCTCAAACTGCTAGAAAAGCGGCTTTAGACGCTAAAGACGCTTCTGAAAGAAATTCTGGCAAAGAAGCACAAGTAGCTTTAGACGCTGCTGACGCATAAGAGTAGAAGTTAATTAACTTTTACATTGCAGGTTTTATATTATGGCATATGACATCAAAGAGCTTACTAAAGAGATTCATCAAAACGCTGAACGACAAGAGTTTGTAAAAACTCTAATGAGTGGTACGATTCGTCCTGAATTGTACGCTATATACTTGTATAATCAATTACAATGCTATTCTGTACTAGAAAAGTATGGAAACGCAAATGATTTGTTTAGACAAACACCTGGTTTACAACGAGCAGAAAATATACATAGAGATTACAAAAAGTTGTGGCCAGACTTATCAAATCCACCTAGAATAACTCCTAGTACACAAGCATACGTTAAACACATAGAAACTATACAAGACGATCCAGAAAAACTATACGGACACATTTATGTAAGACATTTAGGTGATCTATCTGGTGGTCAAATGATTTCTAAAAAAGTACCTGTAAAAGGTTATTATGATTTTTTAGGTAAAGGACAAGAATATAAAAGAATAGTTAAAGAAATCATAAATGAGTATTTAAACACATATCAAATTAATGTTATGGCTGAAGTAACTTATTGTTTTGAATCTGCTACAGAATTATTTAAAGAGATGAATGAGATAGGTAAACCTTTAGTATTAACAGATGAAGTAAAGGATTAATGAGAAGTTTATCTGAAGAATGGGATAAATTTTTTCAACAAAATCCTACTGGTGGACCTTGGGATTATAAAAATCCTAGTGCAGAGCGAAAAAAACAAGATGACCATATTGTTGATTTCATAGAGTTTTATAATTTTGAAAAAAATTTAAAAGTTTTAGATTGTGGATGTGCTGATGGTAGAAATTCTGAATATCTGATAAACGAAGGTTATGATGTAACAGGTGTAGATTTTTCACAAACGGTTATAGAAAGAACACAAAAGCGTTTACCTAAAGGAAAATTTCTTACTGGAGATATAAGAAAATTAGATAAGATTGAATCAAATAGTTTTGATTTTCTTATTGACGCTGGTGCTTTTCACGTGAATGATCCAATAGATTCTATATCAATTCTAAAAGAATATCATAGAATATTAAAATCTTCTGGAAAAATGTTTATTAGAGTTTTTAATAAAGATGTTCACACACCTAATCCTATTTTTTCTGTAAATGAAGAAGGAACTATGCTTGTATTTGGATATAGTTTAGCAGGATTTTGTAATAATGTTTTAGATTATTTTAATGTTAAAAATGTAAAATATGATCCTAACTATGGTATGCACGGTCAAGGATGTAATTATTATTATTTGGAAAGAAAAGATTTATGATTTGGGAAAGATTAATTAAATTAGAAAAAGAAATAATAGAAGTATTAGATAAACATTTAACAGAATATAACGAACCAGGTATGGACAGATTTAATAAACCTGGTTGGACAAACCGTACTTGGTCTAATATGAGTATTAGACGAGCACACGTAGATGTAGTTGACGCTAGAGAAACAAAAGGATTATGGATGGCACATATCTGTCTATTTCCTATGAAGAAAAATGGCGGACCTATTTACGGTTTTGATATAATTGCAGGTAAGAAAAAAGTTACTGGTGCATTCCACGATTTTTCTCCATTACTAAAGAAAGAACACCCATTAACAAGATGGTTTATAGAAGAAAATAAATGGTTTAAACCATCAAAAGTAAGAGAATTACCTGATTGGGCAAAAGCAATCTTTAGTGAAGGTATGATAGCCGCTGGAAATGTACAGGAAGAGAGAGAGTTAAATCAAATTTGTACTTTAGCAGTATCTAATTTAAACGCATATATTGATAAAATAGGACAATATAATAGTGATTCTAACGAGGAAGATGTCATAAGAGCACAAAATTTTTATTGCGAAAATCAACAAAAAAATCCACATACACCAAGGACTATGCAATCTCTAGGATTACCTGAAGAAGATATTAAGTTGTTTTGTGCTGATAATCTCTTTCCTACCATTAAATAAATCTTATAAATAGTATAAAAGATAAGGATTTTTATGGCAGTACCAGCAACTAGAGAAACATTAAAGCAATATTCATTAAGAGCATTGGGTAAACCAGTCATTGAGATAAATGTAGATGACGACCAATT